GCGTCCTACCCAAGTTTGTATCAATCCGCTAATCAAGTGCCGTACATGATTCAAAAGTTACAAGTTCCAAGAAGATTTGTAACAAGATTCAAGACCGACAATAGTTTACAAATAGAATTTGGATCCGGAATTAATTCTGTAGCTGATTCCGCAGTAATACCCAATCCAAATGCAGTAAGTATCGGCAACACAAACGGTCTTACTCTATTGAATACGGCCTACGATCCATCAAATTTTGTAACTACTCAGACCTACGGTTTAGCTCCAAAAGATATCACTTTAACAATAACCTATTTAGTTGGAGGCGGAGCCTCTTCTAATGCTCTGTCCGGTCAATTGACTGTTCCTATAGCTGTCTCTGCTACCAACGTTTTAAATAGATTGAATTTTGTAAATACAATAGCAACCAATAACGTAGAGCCTGCAGTTGGTGGAGGAGACGGAGATTCTATAGAGCAATTAAGATTGAATATAGCGGCAGAATACCCAAGCCAATTAAGAGCCGTTACCCAAGAAGATTACCTAGCGAGAACTCTAAGTATGCCTTCTAAATTCGGAAAGATATCAAAAGCTTACGTAAAAAAAGACGACGCTACTTTTAGTAGTTACATGAATGCCGATAGATCTGAAAGGGATCCTATGGCAATAAGCATGTATATATTAGGTCTTGATAACAACAATAATTTGGCAGTTCCATCATCTGCATTAATGCAAAACTTACAGACCTGGTTAGGCGAATATAGAATGTTAACCGATGCTGTCAACATAAAATCAGCTTATGTAATAAACATAGGATGTAATTTTGACGTTATCGCAAGACCTAATTTTAGTGGTCAAGACGTAATTGCTAGGTGCTTGATAATTCTAGAAAATTATTTTAACGTAGACAATTGGCAGGTAAATCAACCAATTATACTTTCTGAAATCTATAGTCTATTGGATCAAGTTAGCGGAGTTCAAACTGTTAAAAAAGTAGATATCGTAAATAAGTCGGGAGTAGCCAATGGATACTCTGTATACGGTTACGATATTTCAGCAGCACAATTAAATAACGTAATATATCCATCGTTGGACCCATCAATATTTGAAGTAAAATATCCCGCTTCAGATATTCAAGGTCGCGTAGTATCATTCTAAACAAGTAACAATGTCAGTATATAAAATATTTCCTACCGCAGATGCCACTATCTACTCTAGATTTCCAACTCAAAATACTGGATTGGACGAAATACTAGAGGTCTCTGTAAAAAATGGAGTTAACACCATAGATTACACCGTCGCGGCTGTTCCGTCTTCCGCTTTATTACAGGACGACATACGTAGATCGCTTATTACATTTACGAATCAAGACATTTCAATAATAGAAGGTTTTGCTACAGGGTCTTGGCAAGCTGGGTTAAGATTATTTCTTGCAAACGCTGAGAATTTAGAAACTACTTACAGCATTCAAGTGGGTCAAGTGGGTAGTTCTTGGGACAGAGGCGTGGGTAAATTTAGCGATTATCCAGTTGTTACAGACGGAGCAAGTTGGTACAATCCCAACTTCTATACAGCATCAGTTAACGGTTGGACAGGATATACTTCTACTTACTATCAAACGCCTGGCGGTGGAAACTGGACAGGAAGTTTTGTAGAGCAGTTATTTTCTTATAAGGATTCTAAAGATCTAAATCTAGATGTTACTTACATAGTAAATAACTGGTTTAGCGGATCTGCAAATAACGGTTTTTTAATTAAGCACCCAATAGAAGTGGAGACGAATCCAACTAAATTTATGGCGCTTAATTTCTTCTCTGTTGATACTCACACTATTTACCCACCTACTTTAGAAATGCGATGGGACGATAGCTCCTACGTAACTGGTAGTTTATCCATAATTAATAATAATCAATTTGTCGTTTCAATAGATAACAACTTACAGAGCTTTAAATATAATACAGGAAAATATAGGTTTAGAGTAAATTCAAGGGACAAATATCCAGCTAGAACTTTTTCTACTTCTTCAGTGTATACCGTAAATAAGGCTTTACCTCAAACTGCTTATTGGGCATTACAGGATTTAAAATCAGAAGACATAATAGTCGACTACAATAATAATTACACAAAAATTAGTTGCGATGCTACTGGCAGTTACTTTGATCTTTATATGACGGGATTAGAGCCTGAGAGATACTACAGAATCTTGTTAAAAACAGTATTACCAAGCGGAGAATCAATAGAATTCGATAACAACGACACGTTTAAAATAATAAGGTAATGACAAATGTTGACTTGATAAAAGAAGTGTACGGGATAAACACCTACACAAAAACTATCGATACTAATTTTACCGAGTTAATAGCGCCTGTTAGTAATGTAACTGCCAGCGTAGTAACAGTAGAAGATTTTTTTACTTATTACGATCAATTATTTTTTGATATACCAGTAGTAGGATCTATAAATTCTCACACTTATCTAGTAACTAAAAGTCAAGAGTATATCGGAGGCTCGGTTATAGACGCGGAGAAACAGGCCTTAATAGAAGAGATAAATTCCCTTCGTCAACAAATATTGGATTTAAGTCAAACGTACCTTACAATAAGTAAAATAGTATAATGGAATTAGTTAACATAACATATACCGGCGCTGGATTTCAAGAACAACAATACTTGAATCAAGACGTACAGTTACTTACTTCTAACTTTGTAAATACTCAATTTGGAGAATCCAATGATTATATAGAGTATCATGTATACGATACCACCGGACAATTATTAGAGGTTAATTACAACGCTTTGGACTACTATCCAAATTTAACTGCTAATCCTACGACCAATTTATACTCCAGCCTTACGTTAGATCCTCAAGGAGATTTGGCCAAAAGTGGTTATACAAGAGGCTCTTTAAATATTCAATACAGTTTCCTTACAAACTTATTCAATTCTAAATACGGTAAATTTTATTGGATAAAAGAAATATCTAATTCAAGAACCGAAATAAAACTAACCTCTCAGACTCTTAGCGATTCTGATATATTAAATGGTTTCAATCAATATCAAGCTTACGTAGCAAGTAAAAATTACTACACTGACTTTTATTTAAACTTTGGCAACAACGAATTAATTATTGCTATAAACGTTGCTTATACTACGGATGAAAATGGTTCTTATATTTTAATTAAACTTTACGAACCTCTTCCGGTAGATTACGACGTTAAGACTCAATTGTGGTTGGTTAATAAAGTTGCCGAGCCGGTTACGTTTAATGTAGATATTCAGATAGAGAGCGAATTATCGGGAACTGAAAATAATTTACGCGGTCCTAATTTTACAATAAGACCGAATCAAGTATTAGGGCAAACCACTCCGTACTACACATATAATAGTTTATTGACGAGTAATGTTAGCTCTTCTTTCCAACAGTTAATGAGTTACTATCAGGAGAAATCCATAAACATTAATGTAGATTATAGTAACTTTTCTAACTTTATACACTTTAGTTCTGCAGAAGAGAGACTAAATAACTTTGTATACAAGTTAAGACTAATAGAAAACTACAACGCTCAAATATATTCTAGTTCTCTTTTTACAGGTGGAGCTACAAGTAATCAATTGGCTTCTTCTTCCATAGGATCATTACAAAATTCTAGGAATAACTTAATAGAAAAATTTGATACCTACGAATACTATTTATACTTTGCATCAGCAAGTTTTGCTTGGCCAAAAGCCAACAGCACAAAGCCGTATCAATTGTACTCGGTGTCTTCTTCTCAAGCCTCTAATTGGTTGGGAACTGTAGACGTAGTACCAACACCAACTACCTCTTCGTTATTGTACTCCGCTTCTTTTTACGATTATACAAACAAAGATCTTCTAAGAAATAGTATCCCTCAATACTTAATGGACGACGATAACAACGCTCCATACTTGACATTTTTGGATATGGTTGGTCAGCATTTTGATAACGTGTTTATCTACTATAAAGACGTGTCCAATAGATTCAACGCTACTAACAACCCTGAGACCGGCATATCCTTGGACTTGGTGGCAGACGCTTTAAAAGGATTGGGAATATCTTTGTATACTAATACTAGTGTTTCAGACAACGTTTACTACAGTCTATTCGGAATCAACCAAGACGGCAGTTTGTTGCCTCCTACAGGATCGGAAGTAATTACCTCTTACGTTACCAGTAGTTTGCAAACTTTGGCTTCAGACACAATTGAAAAGGAAGTATACAAAAGAATCTATCACAACCTTCCTTACTTACTAAAATCAAGGGGTACTCAAAGGGGCGTAAAAGCTTTGTTAAGCACCTTTGGAATTCCTGATAGCATTTTAAATGTAAACGAATTTGGAGGATACGATAGATCTACAAAAGACGGAATCTACGAAATAAACAACGACAAGGTAATCATTTTATCTGGAAGCTATAGCGCTTCTCTTTCGAGCTCTTTACTTTCACCCGAGACCACAATACAATATTACAGCAACGAAAATAGGCTAAACGTTTCTTCGGTAGAAGTTGGATTTAGCCCAGCGAATTCTATAAATGCAGTAATTACCGGATCATTAGGTTATTTTAGTATTGATCAGTACATAGGCAATCCTTCGTATTCTACTTCTGGATCTTACCCTGCTTTGGATGCCCTTAGAAAATCTACTTTTCAAAGCTTGACTGGAAGTCACAGCATAAACGAATACATTAGATTAATAAAATACTATAACAATAGTGTATTCAAAATGATAAAGGATTTTGTTCCTGCAAAATCAAGCGTTTCAACGGGATTGATAGTTAAGTCACACATATTAGAAAGAAACAAATACGCTAGATACGAACCAAGTTCAAGCTTTGACAATAATCTAAGTCAGTCTATAGAACTACTAACAATAACCGGGTCTGCTGCAAATAGCATATCAGGATCTACTGCATGGGCAAATAATATTATAACCATAGCTGGAGTAGTTCCATACAGTTCATCTCAAGAAGTAGAAAAATTCACTGGAGAATTTAGCGGATCTGTTATTACCGCAACTACACTAACTACTTTTGCTAAACAATACGAAATATCTCAAAATTTTACCGTATCAGCATCGGGGTTTGTAACTCAATCTTTGGGAGCCACGTATCAAAACGTTACGGGGTCTGTTAGATCTAAAAAATATTTTGATTTGGATTATACCTCTAATCAAGCTAAGCCTATAAATTATGGAATAGTAACTCAGTCCATATCCGCAAGTCAAGTTCCAGGTTACGATAATAACGCAGCTTTCAATAATCCAAATATTCCTTACGCAGAGCTGCAAGATTCAAACTATGCATTACAAAGTTTTACAATTCCTAGATATTACGGATCAAAAACAATTAGTGCAACTTACAACGATTATACAATAGGAGACAGCTCTTATGGAAGTACGGCGGCTATTGATAAGATAAAATATCAATACGCGTACCTTGTGGATATGTACTCTTCCTCGTTTCAATTGCCGGGCAGAGTAAACGCACAGATAAAATATATTATTGATAATAACCAGAATGTATTAGATTTGACAAAAGCAAATAAAAACGTGTTCTCAGTTCAAAACATATTCAAGTCTGGGGAAAATACAAATATATCCTTGTTTAACTACTCACCAAATAGCGCAATAGCCCAATATCTTACCAACAATCAAAACGTAGATCTTTACGAGGGCGGATTTAGGTACTCTCCGATACTGTACAGCGTTAACGGACTTTCCAACGATAAGGTATATTCTTTGAATTACCCAAGTTCTTCTACTTCCACTATTAATAGTGGGAATGTGTACAACTATTTGCTTCCCACAAACGGCGGCTATTGGAGTACTCCCACTGTTACACCTACATCGTATCCGGGGGCTATTTTATTGACGTTTAACTTTGCCAGTAAAATTTTCAACACAGGATCTTTTGACACAGAAATTGCGCTTTCAATAACAAATTTATCCAGATATACAGGGAACCCCTCTCTTGACGAGTTCTCCTATAGCGTCTCCATAGCTGATGGCCAATCAGCTCCTGCGAGTAGGACCGTATATGTACCAAGCTATTATGCAGATGACGCTGGGTGGACGGCCAGCGATATTTACCAGGTTTCCGTTAATAGCGAAAGATATATTTCTGGCAATAGTACAACAAGCCTTTCCCAATACTTTACCGCAATCACCGATTTTGATAGTAGATGGTACGCTGTAGATCGCAGGACTATTAGAATATCTGCAACTCAATCCCTTTTTTACAATAATTTTATTCAGAGCTCAACTAGCCCTGGCATAGAGACTCCAGTAAATACATTTACCCTGAACCAACAAGACTTGATCAGACTTAAAAATAGTGGTTCTTCTTGGGGACTTTTAAACGAGTCAGAGTACAGAGTGAATGGTTTGACATACGCAACTTACACAAATCAATCAAGCAGCCTTGCAGGGAATGTTCCATTTTACGACTTTACCTTGGACAGGGATCTAAATCCCGGTGATACAGATACTGGAATTCCTGGGCGCATTACTAATTATATCGTGCTAAAAAGAGACGATGACGAAACAAATTTAATATTTGCTTTTTCTGGATCCTCAAACATAACCGACGACGGATTAATATTTCCAAAATATATAGACCCAGTTGTCAGAGAAAACTCGGGAAACGTTATAAAATCGCTAAAACAACAAAACCTAATTTAACAATATTTATTTTTAAAGCCCATTTATATGTCTTATTTAAGTAG